AATCGTGCTGGCTCTACCGTTAATGTAGCCGTAAACTAATAGGAATATAAAATGGCAAATCGTTATCCTCTCGTACTAAACGGTACAACCGTACAAGAATTACAATCAGGAGATGCTGTAACTGGTCTAGTGATTGGTACTGATGTTCAAGCATATGATGCTGCAACTGCAAAGACTAACGCAGTACAGACTTTCTCTGTAGCACAGCGTGGTGCTATTACTGCTCTAACTGATGGAGCTACAATCACTCCTGACTTTGCTGCTTCTAATAACTTCTCAGTGACTCTTGGTGGTAATCGTACACTAGCTAATCCTAGTAACTTAACTGCTGGTCAATCAGGTTCTATCTTTATTACTCAAGACGGCACTGGGTCAAGAACACTAGCTTACGGTACACAGTATGACTTTATTGGTGGCACAGCTCCAACACTAACCACAACTGCTGCTGGTGTAGACCGTATAGATTATGTAGTAAGAACTACTGGTTCTATCCATTGTGTATTTACAGCGAACTATAGCTAATGAGTGTAATCAACACACAACCCCTTGCTGGTGCTTCTGGTAATCAAGTAACTGGTTATAACTTAACTAAGTCTGTTCGACTTAGAAATAGTGCTTCTGCTTATCTTAATAGAACATTTACTACACCAACAAATGCTAAGAAATTTACATGGAGTGGGTGGGTAAAAAGAGGAAAATTAGGAACAAACGGACATGGGGTATTGTTTGCTAATAGTCCAATGACATTTGCATTGAATAGTGCAACATATACTCAAGGAAGTTTTCCTGATGATACATTGTTGCTTTGGGATTTTGGAACTAATACTTATACTGCTGCTTGTAGTCCAAACCCAGTTCTTCGTGACCCTTCTGCTTGGTATCATATTGTTTTAGCTGTTGATACAACTCAAGCAACAGCATCAAATAGAGTAAAAATCTATATAAACGGAACACAATTTACAACTTCTGTAACTATTGCACAAAATACAGATTTAATTACAGCAGCAAGTCATCAAATTGGTAAGGGGTTTTATGGTCCAGAGCCAGCATACTTTGACGGATACCTAACAGAAGTAAACTTTGTTGATGGTCAGCAATTAACTCCATCATCTTTCGGTGAAACAGATACGATTACTGGTGTATGGAAACCTAAAGCCTACACAGGTACATACGGCACTAACGGCTTCTATCTACCATTTACAGATGTAGCTACTACTAGCGGTTCTAACGCTGGTCTAGGAAAAGACTTTAGCGGTAATGGTAACTACTTCAATACTAATAACATCTCTGTAACTGCTGGTGCAACATACGATTCAATGACAGATGTACCTACATTGACAAGTGCTACTGCTGCTAACTATGCTGTATTGAATCCATTGTTTGATGCTTCTGTGTCTAACTCAAATGGAAACTTGCAAACAGTTTTAGGAACAGGAGCAATTAGCTCTGTTTCTTCTACAATGGGCTTTACTTCTGGTAAATATTATTGTGAAGCTACTTATGTAGCTACTGGCTCAAGTGGATTGACTGTAGGTGTAACTCAATCAACATTAGCAACTGCATCACAGAATAACTGGTCTGCTGGTGGAGTTGGTTATAGAAGTAGTAACGGAAATTCTAATACAAATGGTGCTGGTCAAGTTGCTTATGGTGCAACATTTACAACTGGAGATGTAATTGGTATTGCGGTAGATACAACTGCCAATAACATTACTTTTTACAAAAACAATACAAGTCAAGGTGCTTTAACTTTGCCTACATTGGCAAGTGGAGCAAGTTGGTTATTCTCCTTTTTGAACATTACAAGTGCTGGCACACAAACAGTAGCATTGAACTTTGGTCAGCAAGGTTTCACCTACACACCACCTACAGGTCATTTAGCACTAAACACATATAACCTACCAGACAGCACTATTGTTGCTGGTAATAAAGTTATGGATGCTTCTTTGTGGTCTGGAACAGAAACAAGCACAGCAATTGTTAATGCTGGTAGCTTTAAGCCTGATTTCGTGTGGGGTAAGATGCGTAATGCCGCAGATAGGCATTATATATTTAACAGTACTACTGGTGTTACTAAATATCTATCATCAAATTTAACAGATTCAGAAGTAACAGATTCAACAATCATTACATCATTTAATTCCAATGGCTTTACTCTTGGCACAGGAAACTCTTTAAATAGAACGGGTGGATATAACTTTGTAGGCTGGCAATGGCAAGCTGGACAAGGCACTACATCATCTAATACAAGTGGTTCTATTACATCTACAGTAAGTGTTAATGCTTCTGCTGGATTCAGTATTGTTACTTATACAGGTAATAGCTCAGCAGCAGCTACAATAGGACACGGCTTAGGTGTAAAGCCTAGTTTTATGATTATTAGAAATAGAGATGAAGCTGTTCAATGGATGGCATGGCACTCATCGTTATCAACTCAGTTAGGATATTTAAGTTTAACTGATGCTTTTGATGGTGGTAGATATTCTTGGGCTTTAAGTTCTACTCAACCAACATCAACATTAATTACTTTAGGTGACCAAAGCAATGCTGCTACCAATAAGAACGGCATTAAATATGTAGCCTACTGCTGGTCAGAAATAGCTGGCTTCTCTAAGTTTGGTAGCTATACAGGCAATGGTTCTTCTGACGGTCCTTTTATATATACAGGGTTTAGACCTAAGTTTGTAATGTATAAACGAACAGACTCTACAGGTAGTTGGTTTATGTTAGACAGCACAAGAAATACATCCAATGTTACTAATCTTTGGTTGCAAGCCAATACAAACGAAGCAGAGCAAACAGATGCAGCTATTGACTTTCTGTCTAATGGCTTTAAGCAACGAACTACTGGCTCTGGCTCTAACGGCTCTGGTGCATCATACGTTTACATGGCATTTGCAGAAAACCCATTCAAGAACTCTTTAGCGAGGTAATAATGTTTTTACTTAACGGCAACACACTACCACAAGGCACTCCGTTTAAGGACGCTGAAGGTAATCAATATCCACAGAACTGGTTAAACTTATCTACTGCTGAAGAAAAAGCTGCTATCGGTATTACTGAAGTAGCTGACCCTGCTGTCTATGATGATAGATTCTACTGGGGTGTAGACAATCCTAAAGACATTGCTCAAGTTAAAGCTAATCTTATTTCTCAAAGCAAAGCTACTGCTGGGTCTATGCTATCTCAGACTGACTGGAAGATCATTCGTGCTGCTGAGACTGGTGTTTCAGCAAGTGCTGAAGTGTTAGCTGAAAGAGCTGCTATTCGTACAGCTTCTAATGACAATGAAACAGCTATCAATGCTTGTATTTCTGTGGATGAGCTGGCTGTATTACAACTGACTTTCCCACAGAAAGACCCAGTAAATGTCTGATAATCTTGAACGCATAGCTATCTTGGAGACTAAGGTTAACTCTCTCCAAGAAAATCACGAAGAGATGCTTAAACTGATGCACGACATCAAGGATGAGATGACACGCTACAAAGGCTTTCTAGGCGGTATAGCGTTCATTGCTTCAGGTATTGGTATCTTCCTAACACTATTTAAAGACTGGCTTCTAAAGCACCTCTAAAGGACTCCTATGCCACTAAGTAAAGGTAAATCACAAAAGACTATCAGCAAGAACATCTCTAAGATGGTAAAAGAAGGTAGACCCCAAAAGCAAGCAGTAGCGATTGCTCTAAGTACAGCTAAAGTTAACAAACCCAAGAAAAGGAAATAATATGCCAATGGTAAAAGACAAGAAGTTCCCTTACACAGCTAAGGGTAAGAAAGCAGCAACACAGTACGCTAAGAAGACAGGAGCGAAAGTAACAACTCCTAAAGCTAAACCAGCTAAGAAGATGGGAATGGCTCGAGGCTACTAAACCCGGACTCTACGCTAAAATCGCTGCCAAGAAGGCTAGGATCAAGGCTGGTTCTGGCGAAAAGATGCGTAAGGTAGGAGCGAAAGGTGCTCCTTCCGCTAGTGACTTCAAAGCTGCAGCTAAGACTGCTAAGAAGAAGAAATAATGCCTAAGAAAGCATTTCAGAACCCTGAAGGTGGTCTCAATCAAAAAGGTAGAGACTACTACAACAAGACTACTGGTTCTAAGCTAAAGCCCCCTGTGTCTGCTAAAGAGGCTGCAAAGTCTCCTAAAGCTGCTGGCAGACGTAAGAGCTTCTGTGCTCGAATGGGAGGTGTTGCAGGTCCTATGAAGGATGCGAAGGGTAAACCTACTCGCAAAGCACTCGCATTGAAGAAATGGGATTGTTAAAAAATAACTTGCTTTTTTACTAAATTTGTGTTAGGATAGCGTTTATGGCTACTTATGTTTCTTGCGTCAATTCCGTACTCCGAAGACTTCGTGAAACCGAAGTTACTTCCGTACAGGATAACTCCTATTCTAAGCTAATCGGAGACTTTGTCAATGATGCTAAAAACATTGTTGAATCCTCCTATACTTGGAACTCACTATCTGAGACACTAACTGCTGATACTACTGCTAATGTGTTTAGCTATGTGTTAACTGGTTCTGGTCAACGCTTCCGTGTTATTGATGTCTTAAATGACACTGATGACACAGAAGTACGCAATGCAGAAACTACTTGGATGAACAGGCAGTTCCTTCTCACGACAAGACAAAAAGCATCGCCAATGTATTACAACTTTAACGGTACTAACGACAACGGTGATACCTTAGTTGATTTATACCCTATTCCTGATGGTGCTTACAGTATTCGCTTTAACTTAATTGTTCCACAAACAGAGCTGGTTAGTAACGCTACTATCCTTAAAGTCCCTTCAGAGCCTGTAATCTTCTTAGCTTATGCAAAGGCATTGGCAGAGCGTGGTGAAGACGGTGGACTAGGTTCTAATGAAGCCTACGCACTATTCCAGAAGAGTTTGTCTGACGCTATTGCATTAGAGTCGACTCGGTACATCGAAGAATCTGCTTGGATTCCAGTCTAATGGCTGAAGAGTTTACAAACGGTTCGATTGCAGCTCCGGGCTTTTCTGGGTTAAACACTCAGGATAGCTCAGTTCAGCTTTCTAGTGGCTATGCTCTCAAAGCAGACAACTGCGTAATTGACCGCTACGGACGTATTGGTGCTCGTAAGGGTTGGGACAATGTAAATACTTCTGCAGCCTCTACAGGGGCTTTCCGTACAATATTTGAGTTTGTAAAGTCGGATGGAAATACAGTAATTAGTGCTGCTAATAATAAAATATATACTGGCACTAGCACATTAAGACAAGAAAAAGTATTAGGAATTCGTTTTAAAACAGGAACATATTCACAATCAGGAACTACAGTAACTATATCTATCGGAACTCACGGATATGTTGTTGGAGAAGAATTAGATATTAGTATATCTTCAGGTACTTTTCCAAGTGGATATTATGTTGTTGCCACAGTTATCAATGCAGGAAGTTTTACAGTAACAGCAGCTACTTCAGCAACAACTAGCGGAACTGTCTCTGGTTGTCTTGAGGTATTAACTTCTTATACCATTAGTGGCGATAACTGGCAAATAGCTGCTATGCCTTTTGGAACAGGTCCAACAGCATCAGCTCATGCGATCTTAGCTCAGAAAAACCATCCTATTTTGGTTTATCATAAAACAGGAACAGGAGCACATGAACATACTAACGGTTATGGATTCCAACGCTTAGGTGATGTAGGTAATGTCCCAACAGCTCATACTGTTACTAGCTTTAAACCTAACTGTGCTTTATCTGCTTATGGACGTGTTTGGGTAGCTGGTCAAGTAGATGACCCACAAACTGTTTACTTTAGTGATTTACAAGACCCTTCTAACTGGCGAACAGGTACTTCTGGTTACTTAGATATTAGTGCTGTTATTCCTACTGGAGACCCAATCACAGCATTGGCTCAGTACAATAACTTCTTAATCATCTTCTGTCGGCGTAGCATTGTTGTTTATTCAGGTGCTGATGATCCTGACACAATCAAACTATCAGACATCATTACTGGTGTTGGTTGTATTGCTCGTGACTCTGTGCAGTCTGTTGGTGGTACAGATATCCTGTTCTTATCAGAGACTGGTGTTCAGTCATTGATGCGTGTAATTCAAGAGAAGTCATTACCGTTCCGTGATGTATCTAAGAATGTTCGTGATACCTTGATGAGTGATGTCGTAGGTGAAACCGAAGATAACATTAAAGCTGTTTATTATGCTGCAGATGCTTTCTATCTGTTAGCTTTACCTAGTACTGGTAACACTTATTGCTTTGATACTCGTGGTGCTTTAGAGAACGGTGCAGCTAGAGCTACTATCTGGAGAGACATCAATCCAACAGCTTTCGCTGTCTTAGCTAACAGAGATTTGTACTTAGGTCAAAAAGGTTACATTGGTCGGTATTACAACTATGACGATAACGGCTCAGCCTATCGCATGGCTTACTACACGAACTACTTTGATATGGGTAATCCTACATCACTGAAGATTCTGAAGAAGATTAACATTATTAGTATCGGTGGATCAGCTCAGGCTTTAGTTATTAAGTGGGGTTACGACTACACAGATAACTATAACTCTGGAACTGTCGTGTTAGACACACAAGTTGTGTATGAATACGGTATAGCTGAATATAACATCGCTACATTTAATAACGGTATTGTTCTAGACACAGCTCAAATGCAAACAAGCGGTAACGGTAAAGTGGTTCAACTTGGTTTTGAATCAGACATCAACGGTTCACCTCTATCTGTGCAGAAG